CTGGATCAACATATACTGTAACAACAAGTTACAAAAATGGAAACATCATAAGATAAAAGATGTCTGAAAAGAGAGTTAAGTTAAATCAGATAGTCAAAAACCAATTACCCTCTTATGTACAAGAGGATTTTCCCTTGGTTGGCAGTTTTCTGTCACAATATTATCAAGGACAGGAATATCAAGGTGGGCCAGTTGATTTAATTCAAAACATTGACTCTTATATTAAATTAAGTGAGTGTGGCAGTTTAATAAAATCAACAAATACAACGGCAGCTGCTGGAATTACAACTTCCACTATTTTTGTATCTAACACAACTGGATTTCCTGATAATTACGGACTTATAAAGATAAATGATGAGATAATAACATATGAAAGTAAGACGGATATAAGTTTTGTTAACTGTAAAAGAGGTTTTAGTGGAATTACATCATTTCGTAATCCCTCAGATCCGGAAAATCTTGTTTTTTCAACTTCAACTGCTCAAAATCATGAAAATGACACTGTTGTTGAAAATTTAAGTGTTTTATTTCTTGATGAATTTTTAAAAAAAGCAAAAAACCAATTTTTACACGGTTTTCAAAAAGATTTAAACGAAAAAGTTAACAAATCACAATTCATCCGTCAAGCAAAAGATTTTTACTCTACAAGAGGGACTGATGAGTCATTTAATATACTATTTGGAGCTTTATATGGAGAAAAAGTTGACATAATTCGTCCTATTGATGATGTAATATCTCCATCTAATGCTAATTATCTTAAATCTAAGGATATAGTCGTTGAATTGTTAGACGGAGATCCAGATCAACTTGTAAATCGCACTTTGTATCAAAATGAATTTGAAAATATATCAAAAGCATATGCTCCAGTCGCATCCGTTGAAAAAATTTCTGTGGGTATTGCAACTGAGGAGTATTATAAGTTAAGTCTTGATGCATCACCAGCCACAGGTGGATCGACAAATTTAATTTATGGTGAATTTTCAAATCATGCTAAAACAAAAATAATTGGACAAGTTGGTATTGCTCAAACTTTTATTGACGTTGATTCTACTCTCGGATTTCCTAATTCTGGAACTTTATCATTTTTATATCAAAATGGGACTTCTGGTGTTTGCACATATTCTGATAAAACAACAAATCAGTTTTTAGGCATTAACACAACTGGAATAACAACGACAATATCTGATAATACTGCAATTGATCAAAATACCTTTGCGTACGCATCAGATGGTTCTGATGATCAAGGAATCAGAGTAAAAATACGAGGAGTTCTTAATAATTTTATTATTCCACCAAATGTTAATAATCAATCGATTGACTCAAAAATAAAAATAAAAAATTTAGGTAAAATAGGAAATAATGTTAAAGAAAATAATTGGTTATTCAATACAGCTCAAAGTTATGTTGTAAAATCTTTAGAAATTGTTGATTCAGTAAATAACACATACAAATTAGTTACTCAAGATATTAATATCCTTCGTATCGGTGATCAAATTACAACTCATGAAACTTTAGCAGAAGGAACACAATGGGGTGATAAAATTACATCATCTTTTGAACCAGCATCAAATAAAATATACGTTGTCACAGATGTTTTTGATAAAAATACATGTTTGATAACAGGAACTGGAATTACTGATCCAACAAAAGTTACAAAAGTAAGTAGAAGAATTTCAAAGGTAGATTCTGACATTCACTCAGATTTAAATAAATTTACAGCGAATATTCAAAACATTTATATTAAACCAGATGGTGGAACAGTAAACGGTGTTCCATATTATGGCCCATCACATGAGCATCCCACAAAAGGAACTATGATGGTCGGTGATAGACATGTTCCATTTTTTCATAATACAATCGATCCAATTGAAGGTCAAAATAAAGTTTATGTCACATCGTCATCATTACCTTTCACCGGTAATTCAAAGTTAAATCCTAAAACTCAAAAATTGACATTTGGTGGTACTTATAATCGTAATGATGAAGAAATAAAAATATCAGATCAAGTTGATCATAATTATTTTACAGGAGATGCTGTATATTATACTCCTCAAAAAGGATCAGTTAATACAATTGATTCTGAAGGTAAAATAATTACACAAGAGTATATCATAAGTAGATTATTTGCTGAAGGTCTTTACTATATCAAGAGAATTGATGCAAATACAGTTAAGTTTGCAAAAAGTCAGTCGGATATTTATAGTGGAGTATTTACTAAAGTCAATCCTGATGGTGGAGTCGATTCTGTCACAATTACATCAAATGATGTTGAAAAGTATGAATTTCATGAGAAAGTTATTCAACCTCAAAAATTAGTCCGTGAAGTATCGACACCTATAAATGACTCAGAAAAAGTTGAAACAAATCCCGGATACACTGGAATATTAGTTGATGGTGTAGAAGTATTAAATTATAAATCAAAAGACTTTGTTTATTTTGGGATTTTAGAATCTGTAAATGTTGTAAAAGGTGGAGAGGGATTTGATGTAATTAATCCACCAGTCATTGCTATAAATGATGCTGTTGGTAGTGGAGCGACTGCAACTGCTGCTGTTAGAGGTTCCCTTCAAGAGATAAGAATACTAAACTCCGGTTTTGATTATGTTGAAGAACCAATCATAAAGATTACAGGTGGAAATGGCACCGGTGCAAAAGCTGCAGCAAAATTAAATGTTGTTCCTCATGAATTAATTATTAACGGTGATGGTGTTGGACTTGGAACTGTAAAATTAGATGCTGCAGGAATTAATACGTCTTCAATAGGATTTACTACCTATCATCGATTTAGACCCGGTGAGAGAGTCGTATACGACCCTCTGGGGAGCATTCCTATTGTAGGATTAACAACACAGGCAACTTACTATGTATCTTCAGTATCAGAATATACTATTCAATTACATAAAAGTTATGATGAGGCAATCACAGGAGTCAATGCAATATCATTTACAGATTTTGGAAGTGGTGTTCAGTCATTCAAATCTTTAAATGGTAAGGCTATTGTAAGTTCTATCGTTGTATTAGATAGTGGATCAGGTTATGAGAATAAAGCAAGATCATGTGAAACAACTGGTATAAGTACTGCTTTAGGAATAATTAATATAGAAAATCATGATTATAAAACCGGTGAAGTTGTCAAGTATTCTGTAAACGGAACAGCGATTGATGGATTATCAACTGACAAAGAATATTATGTTTCTGTTATCAATGAAAATCAATTTAAACTCGCTGCCGTTGGAGTTGGTACAACCGTAAGTAATTTTTATCTCAAAACAAATCAATTTAATGAATTAAGAAATGTCGGAGTCGGAACTCACACATTTAACTATCCACCAGTATCTGTAGAGGTAATTGGTAGAGTTGGAGTATCATCAATATCTGGTAATACATTTGAGGCATCTGTTCAGCCCATTTTTAGAGGTGAAATAACATCGCTACAATTAACAAACACTGGTGTAAGTTATGGTTCTTCTGAAATACTTAATTTTAACAGAGTTCCTGAAATAAATTTGAATACCGGAAGAGACGCAGTTATTACACCTGTGGTAGCAAATGGTAGAATTGTTGATGTAAGTGTAAGTTATGGTGGAACTGATTATAATTCACCACCAGATTTAGTAGTGTTAGGTGTAGGTTCAGATGCAAAACTCACCCCTCAAATAAACTCTTCCGGAACAATAACTTCAGTCAATATTGAAAGTGGTGGTATTGGATATGGCGTTACCTCAACCAGTGTAAGGGTAGATGCTTCTGGTAAAGGTGCAGGGTTTAAACCCGTTCTTCAAAAATGGAGAGTCAATCAATTTAGAAAAAATTTATCAAATTTAAATGACGATGATGTCTTTATAAGTACACCAACAAATCGTTTATTTGGACTTCAATGCTCATATGCTTATGCGCCAAGAAATTTAAGGAGAATATCATATGCAAATGATGCTGATGGAAATGTGCTTTTTGGTAAGAAAGATTTATCTCTACTTAATGGAGTTGAAAGTAATAGTGATCAACACTCTCCCATTTTAGGATGGGCTTATGATGGAAACCCAATTTATGGGCCATATGGATATTCAAGAAGAGATGGTGGTGATATAGTTCAAATTAAATCTGGATACGTTGAGGAAGCAAGCAAGAAAGATAATAGACCTCCCGTTAGCGCATTTCCACCAGAATTTTTTGTAGAAGATTTTACTTTTAAAGTATCAAATGATGATTCTGTTCTTGATGAAAATAACGGAAGATTTTGTATTACACCAGAGTATCCAAATGGAACATATGCTTATTTTGCTACTTTTGATTCTGCATCAGCTTCAGACGGAGTATTTAAAAATTTTAAAAAACCAGTATTCCCTTACTTAATAGGTAACAAGTATAATTCACGACCCAATAAATTTAACTTTAGTAGAATTTCTAATCAAACTGACTTTGATATTAATAAATCAAACGCCATAAGAAATACATATCCATTGTCAATGAATAAAGACTTTAGTGGATATGATTATTTGACAGAATCGTATAAATTTGTAAAACAAGATTCTAATATTGATTTTGTTACAAAAGGTGGCGTTAATTCTGTTGGAATAACATCAGGTGGTATTAATTATAGAGTGAATGATCGAATAGTATTTGATCAAAATGTACCAAATGCTTTTGATGCACAAGCTAAAGTTACAAAGTTAAAAGGCTCAATATCAGGTATAAGTGTATCGAAAGAGAGTATTTCTGGAGTCAAATTTTACAGAGATTTTGGAAAAACATTTGTTGGAATTGCATCAACATCACTTAATTTACAAAATGGAGTTACAGTAAATATTGGAGGTCTTTCAACAACAAGATCAGAGTTAGTAGGATCATACAAAATTGGGATTAGTTCAACAAGACTTATTTTATCACAGGGAATCGGAACTGCTGGTGCAACAGGTATAGTTACATTTTTCAATGTTGAGGGTAATATAGAGAGTATAAGACCTAACGATAGATTTAAAGTAGGTCTTTCAACTGAGACTGTTAAAGTATTAGAAGTTGATACTCTCTCTTCTCGAATCAGAGTATTGAGACCGGTCGAAGCAGTTGGTGTATCTCATACTCAATCAACCATACTTGAAGAAATCCCTAGAGTCTTTACTTTTTCCTCTGGTATTGAAACAAGTTTTCCCGTTAGTGAAGATAGAGAAATATTCTTTAACCCATCAGATTCAATTGGAACATCACATTCAAATCCTGACAATGAAACCGGTATTGGTGTGACAATCACAATCAACAATCCCGGAGCAGGGCCTAGCACTAGGTTGATTCCAAGAGGATCAATCTTTCTTCCTAAACATGGACTAAAAACTGGTGACGTTGTTAATTATGAATTAAATGGTGTGAATGGATCAGAGGTAGCACCAAAAGTTAAATTCTTTAGTGCAACTCCTACAGTTGATTCAACAGTTGGTATTGGCACCTCATTATTTGTCATAAGAAAAACAGATGACTTAATTGGATTATCAACTGTTAAAGTCGGATTAGGATCAACAGGTGTTAGATTTGGTATTGGAATCACAGCAGGTGATATTGGAACATCAACAAGGCCAAATTATGAGGAATTACAGTTTTTAGATGTGGGTATTGGATCCCTCCATAGTTTGAGAGTTAAAGGAAAGGATATTGTAAATGGATCAATTACTCGAAATGTTGTGACTGTTGTTGGAACAGGAACTCATGGATTAACAAATAATGACACCGTATTTGTAGATGTTAATACTGGAATCAATACAACAATAACAGTTAAGTATAATAAAGTTCGTCGTAAAGCAGTTTTCAATCCATTAGATTATGTTGCAGCAGGGATAACAACAGGAGCGGCCACTGGCGGTATTCGAGATTCAATAAACATAGATGATCACAAACTGACAACAGGAACAAAAATTATTCATACATCAGATGATCCTATTGGTTTAGATAATAATAAAGAATATTATGTTTATGTCGTTGATTCAAATACCTTAAAGTTTGTTGACAGTAAATATCAACTATCTCAAGAATTTCCAGAGTTTGTTGGGATATCCTCTACTGGAGATGGAACAATTTCTCCTATTAATCCTCCTTTTGTTTTTTACAATGGATCTAACGCTATCTTTGATTTAAGTGATTCATCTTTATCATACACACAAAGTGCCACATCTTATCCTGCTTTTTACTTTGATTTTTATAAGGATCAAAAATTTAATGAAATTTATGAAACAAGTGGTGTTACAGCCTCCTTTGATGTTACTAGAACTGGAACACTTGGTGTTACTGGTGATGCAAAAGTAACTTTGAAAATTGATGAAAATACTCCAAAAAATTTATACTATAAATTATCACCAGTAAATGTATCAGATAATTTAACTGAAAATAAGGAGATAACTGTTGATGATGAAGTATTACTGAATAATAACATTACAACAAAAGAAAGTCTTTACAGTGGTAGATTTAATATAGTTTCCACTGGATCTACAACATTCACATATGATTTACCAGTCGCACCTGAGTCAGACTCTTACTCACCAACAACATCCACTCTAAGATACTCAACAATATCTACCAGTGCTTATGGATCTATTGATGAAATAACAATCACTGAGTCTGGTGGTGGGTATCAAATTGTTCCCGGAATAACAACAATTACCTCTGATTTAGGTAGTGGTGCGGTTGTTCAAACTTTCTCTTCTACAATTGGTAAACCAACAAAAATTTCTTTAGAAAATATCGGTTTTGATTATCCTTCTGATACAACATTAAGACCTGAGGCCTTATTCCCACAAGTTTTAAGAATAAGTCCATTGAGTGGATTCAAATCAATAGGAATCACATCCTTTGGAAAAGGTTATAATCAGAATCCAAGTTTGGTTGTAATAGATGGTGTTACTAAAAAACCAGTCACAGACATTGATTTAAGATATAGACCAGAGCAAGAAATTGTTGAAATATTAGAAAATACAGAATCATTAAATGAGTCCATTCCTACAATTATTCCAGTGGGCAATTCAAATGGAATTAGGGCTAAGAATGTTACCTATGATAATGACACTCAAGAAGTGACAGTTACAATGAAAAATACTTTTAGTGGTACTTTAAATGCTATTGGTGAATATATTGATCCTTTCCCGTTTAGTGTGGGTGATAAAGTTCTTGTCGAAAATGTAAGTGTTGGGGTAGGTTCTACAGCTTCTGGATATAATTCATCAGATTATGATTATGCTTTATTTACACTTACTAAAGTTCATCCAAATTACGGTGGTGTTGGAATTGTTACCTATAGCATGTCTGAATTTTTAGAAAAAAATATTGAATTTCCCGGTGTATTTAACGCAGTAAAGTCTAATGCAACTTTAGTTCCAGAAAAATATTTCCCTCAGTTTGATATAAAATTACAACCAACTGATTTTAGAATCGGTGATGCTATCCAAATGGTTGATAGTTCTGGAACAACAGTCAAGGGAAATGTTTCCGATTGGAATAATTCTAGTAAATATATCACAATTGAAAGTAACAGAGAATTTGAAGTTGGTCAGATTATTGAGCAAACAAAATTTAGAGGAGAAAGGATAAGTGATAGTGAGTATTCTCCTCCAACAGGTGCCAAAGGCAGGATAACAGAAAAAATAAAATATGAGTCAAAATATAATCTTGATTATTTTGCTCTTGTTGATAATGGTTGGCAAACTAACACTGGATTTTTAAATGATGAAATACAAAGAGTTCATGATAATGATTTTTATCATGCCTTCTCTTATTCTGTAAAATCAAGAGTTCAATACGATGAGTGGAAAGATATTGTCGGGTCTTTGGGTCATACAGCTGGATTTAAAAAGTTTGGTAATTTACAACTTGAGTCACAATTACCAACGGAAAGATTTGATGATTTAGTGGTTCGTCCTGAGAGTGTTGTAACTAAATTAGTTGATCTTGTTAGTGTTGAAAATCTTCAATCATTTAACGATTTTGATTTAGTATCGGAAAATTATGTTGAAGGATTTGAAAAACCATTCTCTGACGAATTTAACTTTAAATCACGAATACTCACTGATTTTTCTGAATCAGTATCAAATAGAGTCGTTACAATTGATGATTTTAGTAATCTCTTTAATAATAATGCAAGATCGACCCCATACGCAGATGTCTATCGTAATAGATTATCAGATGGTAGAACACAATTCTTCGTAGCCTACATTCAAGATAGATTATTCACTGGTGAAAGACAGATCATGATTATAAACACCCTTCATGATACAGGTCGTGGTTTAACAATGATGAATCAATATGGTTCTGTCGAAACAACTTTAGATCTTGGTTCATTTGATTTTGTCATAGAAGGTATTGAATCTGTTCTTCGATTTTACCCACATAAATTTAGACTTAATGATTATAACGTTGTATTGTGGTCATATCAAATTGATACTAATCAATTAGGTGTATCCACTACTAATGTTGCAACTGCAACAACTTCCATACCCGCAGAACCATTTGACCCATCTACATCTGAGGGATTAAATGGATCGCTTGTTAGTATTCAATCCACTTGTGTTTCAGTTGCTGGTGGTGCTGCTGGCACAGTGTTTACATTAGCTGGTATAGGAACCACAGTATCCGGACATAGATCAGCTAAACTATTTGTTAGTGTTGAAGGAAGTGATGGAAGCGTCGAATATGATCAAGTAAGTGTGATACATGACGGAACAAATGTTGGATTCCAAGAATATGGACAATTAACAATTCACTCGAATGATGCATATTCATCAACGGGTAACATTGGTACATTCTTCCCATTGATGGTTGGAAATGACCTTGTTGTAAGGTATACACCTGACGCTGGTTTAACAACTGCGTTTATAAATGCAACTGCGATAGGTATTGCAACTGAGGGATATATTGGTATTGGATCATATGACATGGCATACGCAGAGATGTCTGCACAAAGCACAGGTATCTCATCATCTGCAACTCCAGTTGAGGTTGGTATTGCAAGTTACGGGGATAATTATGATGCTGCGTATTGTATTGTACAGATCGCTGATAAATTAAACGGAAGTTATGAATTAGCAGAAGTTATAATAATTGATGATTATTCTGATGATGATAATGTATACCTAACAGAGTTTGGCAACGTGAAAGTTGGAACTGCTTTTGCTGGTCTTGGAACAATTAGTGGTAGAAGAACAGGTAACATTACTGAATTAACATTTGTACCAAACGCTGGTATTGGTGTTTCGATCACAACATTTATCAATTCATTAAGAGTTGAAGAGGATTCAGAATTATTGCCAGCAGGAGCCACGAGGGATGTTGGTGGAGAGGCACTAAAAGATTTAAATAACGCATCATTAGAAAGTAATTTTGCAAACTATGAAGGCACAGAATCTGCGATCAAAACAAAATTTGCTTTAGAACATAATGGAGACCCCATATTTAAAAAACCTTATGATGGTTCAACATCAGAAGTTGTAAATGTAACTGCAAATACTATAACATTGCCAAATCATTTCTTTGTGACAGGTGAGGAAGTATCATATGCACATACAGATAGAAGAACTGGTATATCATCTGCTATAGGAATAGCATCAACAGAATTCCCTGCTCTTGGTATAACAACTACTTTATTACCATCATCTCTCTTTATTATCAAAAAAGGTGAGAATAAAGTTCAGTTAGCAAGGAGTGCTCAAGATGCATTGAAAGAGGTGGCTGTGCCTCTTGATTTAACTCATGTCGGTATAGGTACATCTCACACGTTTACATCTAAGAATGCAAATACGAGAGTATTAGTTGCAATCGATAATTATCTACAATCACCAATCGCTGGAACATCTGTAACGACAACACTTGATAGACGTATTGATAAGTCTCAGGATGTTATATTCTTTACTGGTATAACATCATTCTTTGGTGCTGATAATATTCGTGTGAGTAGTGGTAACACAAGTGAAGTAATGAAGATACTATCTGTCGGTATTGGAACGACAAATGGTATTAAAGTAAGAAGACAAAGATTAGGAACATCAATAGCTGGATTCCCAACAGGATCATTAGTTGAGAAGATACGTGGTAATTATAATATTGTTGAAAATGAGATAACATTTGCAGAGGCACCTCCCGGAAAGAACCCAATAGGATCAACGACAAACCCTCCTGATGAAAGAGATTTTGCTGGTATAACCACATCATCAAGTTTCCAAGGAAGAGTTTTCACTCGATCTGGTATTGTAAATGGCACAACAGAAACATACTCCACTAATCATCTTTACGATGATTTAACATCAGATTTTAATGGTAAGAATAGACAATATGCACTGACTGTAGACAAAGCACAAAAAACTGGTATTGCAACCAACAATGCTTTGATTCTTATTAACGGTATATTACAAGCACCGGGATCAAATGGTGACTTTGAACTAACAACTGTGGGATCAGGAACAACAATAACATTTACCGGTGCTGCAAGTTCTGTAGCAAGAGATATTAATACAGCATCAATACCTGTGGGTGGAGTGATTATATCTGTTGCATCAACAAGTGGATTTGGATATCAACCATTAGTTTCAGCTGGTGGAACTGCTGTGGTGTCACTAGCAGGTACAATCAATAGTGTAAGTATAGGTAATACAGGTTCTGGTTATAGATCAGGTATTCAAACAGTATCTGTGGGTTTACAAACTGAGGGATTTGATCAATCTGGTATTACAACTATTGGTCTTGCTAACGTTAGTGGTGGTCATGTAACTGACGTAACTATTACTAATCCACAATTCTTCTACAAACCAAGAGATATTTACAATGTTGGATATTCTTCAATTACTGGTATAACAACAATAACCACTGCATTTGCACATAATCTATCTGTTGGAAATGAAGTGGTTGTATCTGGTATTGCATTTACTTGTGACTACGCCCCAGCTGTCGGAGTACAAAGTGCGAATTATGATAACACTACTGGTATCATGACAGTGACCACACTCGCTGCTCATGGATTATCTACAACTGGTAAGAGCAGTGATGTGATATTAACTGGTTTGGCGTTTACATGTGGACTTGGTGCTACTGTAAATCATATCTACCCAAGAAACAGAGATCGTTTCTTTGACACTGCAATATCAGTTGCATCAACTACAGCAACAACTATAACTTTAGATGTATCTAAATCTCCTATCGGTCAACAATATACTCACAGATTCATAGGTGCTGCAAGTAGTGCAGTGATACAAGGTGGTGATTATTCTCATACATTCCGATATGCCCTTGCAAACGCAGTGACAACAGGTGTTGGAACACAATTCACACCAACTAATGCGACATATAATGCATCAACTGGAGTATTCGTAATAGATATACCAAATCATGGACTATCTACAAATGATACTGTTGGTATTGGAACGAGTTCAATAGTGTTCTCATGTGAGATGGATCACTATGGAAGTGATCATCCATATCCAAGACCAACTGATCCAATAGCTGGTATTCAAACCGCCATCACTGCTGTAACCACTAACACTATCACTATAAATGTTGGTAAATCTGAACTTAACTTCTATGACGTGTCTGACGCGACGTACGCTGCTGATACAGGTGTATTAGTACTCACCATAGGTGCACATACATTATTACCCGGAAGAAGTATCAAACTGAAGAAAGAATCGTTAAGATTTACATGCTCTAAGAACAACTATGCAACTCAACACAAATATCCAAGAGAGGGTGATCCTATATTTGATGGGACACCTGTGGTTGGTGTTGCGAGTGCAACTCAATTTACAATCAACGCTGGTATATCCACTGTTCCTACGCAATATGTTTCTGGTGGATTTATACAACCAGCAATAATCGCACCAAGAGCAAACAATAATTCACCAAGTGGTCAAGATGTGGCATTTGATGGTGCATCTGTAATAAGAGTTCTAAGTGCAACTGAGTTTGAAATCAACAGTGGAATATCAACAAGAGCTCACCTTTATGCAAGAGGTGGTAGGGTTGATCAATTAACTAAGATTGTAATCGATGATCCGTTATCATATAGTGATATGCAATTGATTCATAGCACAACATCTCCCGGATTTGCTGGATCTGAGGCAAGAGCTGATGTTGTTGTAAGTCAAGGGTCTACTGTGATGGACTTTAAGATTACAAATACTGGATATGGATATGGTGTTGGTGAGATACTTACATTATCTCTCACTGGTTCAGCTGGTATTCCAACAACATCAAGTTTTGTTGATACTCAAGAGTTTAGAATTACTATTAATGACATATCAAGTGATAATTTTAGTGGTTGGTCTGTTGGATCATTACAAGTATTAGATACTTTCCAAAATCTATTTGACGGATCAAGAAGAACATTCCCACTTACTGTTGGTGGAGATTCATTATCAATTCAGGCAAAACCCGGATCACCAGTTACAGTTCAGGATACGTTGTTTGTATTTGTAAATGATATACTACAAATACCCGGAGAGTCTTATACATTCCTCGGTGGTAGTAATATTACCTTTGATGAGGCACCCAAATTTGGAGATACACTTAAAATATTATTCTACAGAGGAACAGGTGGTGCTGACGTTATTGATAGAGACGTTATTGAAAGTGTCAAAGTCGGTGATGATCTCACTCTTGGTTATGCGAGATCATTAAATCAACAAAATTTCCTTCAAGAGGATTCTAGAAGTGTCATCGAGATAACATCATCAAATTCTGTTGATACAAATACTTACAATGGCCCCGGTGTTTTTGAAGATACAAGAGTGTACAGACCGGTGGTTTGGACAAAGCAAATTGAAGACAAGATTGTTGAAGGTAAAATAGTTCATAAAGATAGAGATCTTTACAAGGGTAATCTCTTCCCAACTACAAATCTCATACAAACAGTTGGTGTAGGAACAACTGTTGCGTATGTGACGGGTGTAAGGCCATTCTTTAATGCAAAAAATGAAAATAACGTATCAACTGAATTCCAGAAAAACATAGTAATTGTTAATAATGTAGAAAGATTGGCAGCTGCTGCAACTGCGATTGTATCTGCTGCAGGAACAATATCTTCTGTCGCAATCTCAACTGGTGGTAGAGGGTATGATAGTGCTCCAACTGTTACCATTCAAAATCCTGTTGGACTTGGAACCACTGCTCGTGCAGAAGCAACTGCATCTATCACAAATGGTGTTGTTACAAGTATAACCGTTTCAACTGCTGGAACAGAATACAGTGATGCAAATCCACCAGTCGTTCTTATCGGTGCTGATCCTGTTCTTGAAGAGAAAAATACGGTTATTTCATATTCAGGAGACCATGGTATCATTACGGGTATTGGAACCACCTCATTAGCTGGAGTCGCTGTAACTGGATTAGTCTTTGATTTAGTAATTCCATCTGATTCGTTCTTGAGAAAATCTGAATTTACACAAGGAGCATCAGGTTCGGGTAATAACAGTGGTATTGTTACATCTGGATTAAATGTTGGTGACTTCTTTATTGTAAGTAATTCAAATGTTGGTCATGGATTAACATCACTAAATACTGATGGCAGTGCTGTAGGTGTTGGTACAACTTACATTGATAATGTTTATCGTGTGGCTCATCGCACTTTAGGCGTGACCACTGATGCAATGGGATTTGGATCTACAGTTGTTACTCAGGTTGTAGTCAGTGTTAACAGTCTTAATGGTCTATCAGGATTAGGTCATAGTATGTACTTTGGTGATTACAGTTATGGTAGATTACAACTTAGTGATCGAAACACTGTTCGTTCATATCCAGTCAATACATCTAATGGAGTTACTGGTATATTGACTGGGCCAATCATTAAGAGACAGTCATTCTTAAAAACTCAAAGTTATTCAACATAAATAAATAAAAAATCTCAAATGGCAGCTATAATTACTGATCAGATAAGAATATTAAATGCAAAGAATTTTGTTGCAGGGGTTTCAACGTCTACTAATTCATATTATTCTTTTGTCGGTCTAACTGATCCAACAGCAATACAATCGGATTGGGATAATGATCCACCATCTCCAATAGACAACTTTACTAATCATAATGATTTTTGGGACACTGCTATTGCTTTAAAAAAAATTAACGCAAGTGACGTAAAACAAGTAGTTAAGAAAAATTCTTGGACTTCAGGTACAACATATGATTATTACAGACATGATTATAGTATAACGAATCCACCAAAACATGCTCAAGGAACTTCATTATATTCTTCAAATTATTTTGTTTTGAATAGTGATTTTAGAGTCTATATCTGTTTAAAAAATGGTACAAGTCCAGAGCAACCAGATGGTAAACCATCATTAGATGAACCAACATTTACAGACTTAGAACCAAAAGCAGCAGGAACAAGTGGAGATGGATATATTTGGAAATATCTTTATACAATTAAACCTTCAGAGTTAGTTAAGTTTGATTCAACAGAATATATGCCAGTGCCATCAGATTGGGCAACTGGATCAGAAAATTCTGCAGTAAGAGATAATGCAGTTGATGGTGGTATTAAATGTGTCGTTATTCAAAATCGTGGTGTAGGATTAGGAACTGCAAATAGAACATACACTAGAGTGCCAATCAAAGGTGATGGTAGTGGTGCAGAATGCACGGTTGTAATTAATGCAGATCAAAATGTAGGATCTGTCGATATCACCAATCAAGGATCTGGATATACTTTTGGAACAGTGGACATTGTGGCTGGTGGTTTACCAAGACCAGACTCATATCCACAACTTGATGTCATCATACCTCCAACTGGTGGTCATGGTGCTGATATCTACAAAGAGTTAGGTGCAACAAATGCACTTGTATACTCTAGAATTGAAAATGACTCTGAAAACCCAGATTTTATTACTGGTAATCAAATTGCAAGAATTGGTATTCTTGAAAATCCAAAAGCTTTTGGATCATCATCAATACTCACCCTAGACAAAGCGAGTGCTGCGTATGCGATGCGTTTAACAGGAACTGGTTATAGTAGTGCGACATTTACTCCTGATAGTATCATTACTCAAACAACTGGAACAGGTGTAACTGCGATCGGTAAGGTAATTAGTTATGATCAGATAACTGGTGTACTAAAGTATTGGCAAGATCGCACCATGGCTGGATTTACAACTGTTGGTGCAGCGACAACTACACCAATTTATGGATTTAACGCAGATAGATTCACTGCAGATGTATCTAGTGGTGGAAGTGTAAATATAACAGGAGGAAGTATTTCTCTTGGTATAAACACAAGTTTTGATGGTCTCTCTACCTCAATAAATAATAAAACATATTATCTTGGTCAAACATTTACAAGTGGTTTATCAAATCCAGAAGTAAAAAAATATTCTGGAAACATGCTCTATATTGATCATCGACCAGCAATCACACGTTCTTCTAATCAAAAAGAAGATATCAAAGTTATATTACAGTTCTAATAACTCATGGCTCAAACCACTAATTTAAACGTATCGCCATACTTTGACGATTTTAATGCAGATGACAATTACTATAAGGTGTTGTTTAAGCCTGGTGTTCCTGTACAAGCAAGAGAGTTAACTGGTTTACAATCAATATTACAAAATCAAATTGCAAAATTTGGTCAGCATTTTTTTAAAGAAGGATCAAAAGTTATACCCGGAAATACATCATATATTGATAATTATGATTGTGTTGAGATTAATAATGAATATCTTGGAATTACTGTAGAGTCATATATTGATCAACTATTAAATCAAAAAATTGTAGGTCTTACATCTGGTATTAGCGCAACAATTGTAAAAATATTAAGTTCAACTAATTCAGAAAGAGGTAATCTTACACTATATCTTCAATATGAGTCTTCAGGTGATATTAATACAACTCAAAATACTTTTAGTGATGGAGAAAATTTAGCAGCAAGTGTTGATATATTATCTGGGCCAGAGAGCAGTGCTTTTATCCCCACTGGTGAATCATTTGCAACGACTATTTCTTCAAATGCAACTTCAACAGCTGCTGCTTTTTCAATTGCAAATGGTGTTTATTTTGTAAGAGGTAATTTTGTAACTGTAAATGCAGAGACTATTTTATTAAGTCAATATTCAAATACACCAACAGGTAGAGTTGGACTTAGAATTCTTGAGGAAACTATAAATTCAGATGAAGATGTAAATCTTACAGATAATTCAAAAGGATTTAATAATTTTGCTGCACCGGGTGCAGACCGTTTAAAAATATCATGTTCTCTTACTTTTAAGGGTTCTGAAGATTTAAATGATAATGATTTTGTTGAATTAGCATCACTTAGAAGCGGTAATGTAGTATCTAAAACAACAACCCCTCAATATAATTTTCTAGCAGATGAATTAGCAAGAAGAACTTTTGATGAGTCAGGTGATTATGTAACCAAACCATTCTCAATTAAGGTTAGAGAATCTTCAAATAATGGTATTGGAAACAACGGAGTATTTGCTGAAGGTCAACTTACAGAAGACGGTAACGAAGCAACTGAAGATTTAGGATTATATCAAATTTCATCTGGAAAGGCTTATGTAAAAGGATATGAAGTAAATAAAAACGGATCAACTTTTATAGATTTTGATAAACCAAGAACTACAAAAACTCTTGAAAATCAAGCGATAACCTATAATACTGGAGCATCTTTAAGATTAAATCGTGTTCTTGGATCACCAGAAGTTGGTTTTGGGCATACACAAATTGTTAGTTTAAGAGATACAAGAACAGGAACTCAAAGTGCAGCAAATATTATGTCTGCTCCCGGAGAGGAAATAGGTTTAGCAAGAGTATATGATTTTGCACTTGAATCTGGTGCTTATAATACATCAACTCCAACTGAAAATGAATGGGACATATCACTATATGATATTCAAACATTTACAAAGATTACTTTAAATGCTAATCATACACTTTCAACACCAACTTTTGTTAAAGGAAAGTATAGTGGTGCTACAGGATTTTTGAGATCAGCAGTATCTGCATCTACATCTTTAAATCTCTATGAAACAAATGGAGATTTCATTCCAAATGAACCAATAATATTTAACGGCATCGAAGATTCTCGTGTATCTGTTGCGGTTACAAGTTTTGGTGTGAGAGATGTAAAATCAATATTTGGTGGGCCAGGATTAACAGATCAGAATAGTGGTGATGTTGGTTTTGCAAGAACCTTTACAGGTGATGTCAAATTAAGAGATGAATTTATATTTGGTTCTGCAAATGTTACATCATCAACAGGGAGTGGGGGATCTGGAGTTAGCACAATTACAAGTGGTAATTTACAGTTTCCCGGTAAATTAAAAGTTGGTAATATATTAAAATTTGGTGGACTTGGAAAAAATACTAAAACATTAGCAAGAGTAACTGCCGTAAGTAGTAGCAGTGTTGTCGTTGCTGGTGTAACCACCGTAGCGGGAGTAGCAGAGGGATTTTTACCTTTAGGTACAGCTGGTGGATCTGTAGAAGTTCCTGATTTAACACTTGTCACATCTCCATTTGAAAAATCAGAAGATAACACTCTTTACACTCCACTACCAAAAAGTAATATATCTGATGTGGATTTAAGTGATGCAACACTCTCAATAAGAAAAATATTTAACGTTGCAATAAGTGCGTCCACACAACAATTAACTGGTGCGGTTTCAGCAGGAGATAATACCACATTTTTACCATTTGATGAGGAAAGATATAGTTTAATAAGGGCAGATGGAACAACGGAGAATTTAACATCTGATAAATTTACATTTACAAATGGAAATGGAACACTTCAGATTAGTAACATAGGCACAGATTTATCTGTCAATCAAGAGGCAACATTAATCGCAACCCTTAATAAGGTAAAACCAAAGGCTAAAGTAAAGAGAAAAAATGCAGTAAATTCACTTGTTGTAGATAAATCAAATTTATCTGGATCAGGTATTGGTAGAACAACATTAAATGACGGACTAACTTTTGGAAGTTATCCTTTTGGAACTCGTGTTCAAGATGAAAAAATATCTTTAAATACACCAGATGTGCTAGATGTTTTAGGTATTTTTGAATCAACTGATACGAGTGATCCATCTGCACCAAAAATGACATTATCATCCATCAATACAGTTGATGGAGGAACAACAGATTTACTAATTGGTGAACAAATCACCGGTGCAAATTCTGGAGCAATAGGTATTTTTGCAGAACAATTAACAGACGCTCAGATAGCATTTATTTCCACCAACGAATCTGAATTTATAGAGGGTGAATCTGTAAGATTTGAGAAATCAAATGTGCAGGCTATAGTAAACACAATTGATGTTCCATCTAGAAATGTGTCAGCTGACTTTAATTTTAATTCTGGTCAAAGACAAACATTATATAATCATGGTTTTATAACAAGAAAGAATGGTGTAGATGCTCCATCTAAAAAAATAAGAATTTATTTTGTAAATGCATTTTTTGAAAGTGATGATACTGGTGATCTTACAACTGCTAATTCATATAATGATTTAGATTTTAAACGTGATGTTCAAACAATAAACGAATATAGAAATACTGATTTACTTGATATAAGACCTAGAGTTTCTGATTATACAGTTACAGAGAGTAATCGATCACCACTTGAATTTTTAGGTAGATCATTAAGCGGGTCGGGTAATTCAGCACAAAATATTTTAGCTTCTGATGAATCAATAACGACCGACTTTTCATTTTTCTTAGGAAGAGTTGATAAAATATATCTTTCAAAATATGGTGAATTACAGGTTGTGCAAGGATCACCATCTGAAGAGCCAGATGCTCCTGTGTCTACAGATGATTCTCTTGAATTAGCAACAATCACTTTACCAGCATATCTTTTTGATGTTTCAGACGCTACTATGTCATTTATGAAACATAAAAGATATAGAATGCAAGATATAAGAAGTCTTGAAAATAGAATAAAAAATTTAGAGTATTATACAACATTATCACTTTTAGAAACAACAACAGCAAATTTGTTTGTTCCTGATGAAGATGGTTTAAATAAATTTAAATCAGGTTTCTTTGTCGATAATTTTACAACTTTTCAACCACAAGAGACTGATATACCAATCAAAAATAGTATTGACTCAACAAATAAAGAACTCAGACCATCACATTATACAAACTCAATTGATTTACAGGTTGGCCCAGTTGAAGGTGAAAATAGCATATACACTGGTGCTGATCCAGAAGGTGTGGGTATAAAGAAAACTGGAGATGTTATTACTCTCGATTATACTGAGGAGGCATATCTTAGTCAACCTTTTGCAACAAGATCTGAAAGCGTAACACCATTTTTACTTAACTTCTGGCAAGCAAATATATCATTGAATCCAGCGAGTGATACATGGGTAAACACTGTTAGAGTAGAACCAAACATTTTTCAGACTGAGGGTAATTTTAATGATGTTACTGCTGCAGCAGAGAGAAGATTTGGTGGATTTGATCCTCAAACTGGATTAACAAATACTGTCTGGGGAAGTTGGCAAACTGTTTGGACTGGAACAAGATCTGAGAGTAGAGTCAGAAGGAGAAGAGAGGTTACAGGTAGATCAATTCATAGAAGCAGAATTGGCCCACGACATAATCAAGTCAGAGAAAGAATTACTACATCAACATTCCAAGATACAATAACAGATCATTTTAGAACTGGAACGTCAACAAGAGAGGGAACAAGACAATTAATTACTGAGCAGTTTGATCAAACATCTCTTGGTGATAGAACGATAAGCTCTGAAGTTTCACCAACCGTGAGATCAAGAAATGTCACTTTTGATGGTAGAGGATTTAAACCACAAGCAAGAGTATATGCATTTTTTGATGGTGTTGCAGTAACCAAATATTGTGTACCGAAATTGATTGAAATATCAATGAAGTCTGGAACTTTTCAAGTTGGCGAAACTGTTACGGGCACAGTGAAAACAGATCCTAACATATCATCTGAACCTCCATATATTCAGTTTAGAGCTGCCGTTTCAAATCATAAAGAAGGGCCTCATGATGCACCTACAAGAATTTACGATCGTAACCCCTATACAGATACACAAGTGGCTGATCTTGCACTTGAAACTTTTGGTGGGATAACTGGACAAGTTCTTGCTAATAATCGAGGAACTGCTGCAATACTTCCCGATACATATTCATCAACATCAACTATATTGAATGTTGATACAGTCTCTCTTGCAAATCAACCACAGGGTGATTTCTTTGGTTATATTCAAACAGGAATGATCTTAAAGGGTGGCACTTCTGGTGCAGAAGCAGAAATAACTAATTTAAGATTTGTTGCTGATTTTGCATCAACAGTTCAAGGTAGTTTCTTTATACCAAATCCTAACGTCAATACAAACCCCACATTTGTAACAGGACAAAGAACTTTTGTATTAACAGATAGTAGTGAAAACGATCCAGTGGAGACTACAACCACTGCATCTGAGACTTATAGCGCGAGTGGAACCATTGACACTGTTCAAGAAAATATCGTATCAGTAAGAAATGCAAGAGTTCAAACTATTGGAAATATTGAAAATAGAGCTGTATCAGAACAAACAGCGACTACGGTTGAATCTCAGAGATTAAGTTCTACTCTGGTCAGTAGATTTTTGAGAACGGAGGAGAGACCAAGAAGAAGAGGTGGATGGGGAAGAGTAAGAAGAGCACAGCGACGTAGAGCGAGAGCGAGGGCACGTAGAGGCAGAGATCCGTTAGCGCAATCATTCTTTGTAGGTGAAGAAGGTGGTATCTTTATTACGAGTTGTGATGTTTTCTTCGAGTCGGTTGATGATAATAACATCCCAGTCACATTCCAAATAAGAACGATGAAGACTGGATTACCCACCACAGAAGTTCTTCCTTTTTCTGAAGTTAATTTAGATCCTGATCAGATATCAACTTCAACGAATGGTAGTGTTGCGACTAAATTTACATTTGAATCTCCAGTTTACCTAGAGGGTGGAAAAGAATACGCTTTAGTAATGCTTTCAACATCACTTAAATATAAAGTGTTTATATCAAGAATAGGTGAAAATGACTTAATGACAGATGAGTTTGTTTCAAACCAACCTATATTAGGATCATTATTCAAATCACAAAATGCCTCTACATGGGAACCAAGTCAATGGGAAGATTTAAAATTTGATTTATTCAGAGCATCATTTGTTGATTCAGGATCTGTTCAATTGTATAGCCCAATATTATCAAGAGGAAACGCACAAATTCCTAAGTTGATGCCTGATTCACTTAGACTTCACTCTAAAAAAATCAGAGTTGGTTTGTCATCTGGTTTTGCTGCTGGTATTCATCCAACTTTAGGAAATACAATTTATCAACAGGGATCTAATGCAACCGGTAACTTCACTGGAACTGCTGGAATTGCAACTGGATCACTAACAGTTACAAGAGCTGGTATTGGTTACACATCCGCAGCTGCTTC